ACAGGATTGACCACAACGGGAAGTAATGTTTTTACAAGTCGCGTTTATGCGCTCCCGCAAGTGGCACTTCCGGCATTATGTATTTATACAAAGGATGAATCATCAGAATATATTTCGATGACTAGCCCAAGAACAATTGAAAGAAACTTGAATTTAACCGTTGAAATCTATGTTGCGGCAAATCAAAACACAGATAACACAATTGACAAAATTTGTGATGAAATAGAAAGTGAAATTTATAATGATGTTACAATAGCGGGTAATGCAAAAGACGTTATTGTTTCAACTGTTGACGTTGATTTTGACGGTGATGGTGAAGTTCCAGTTGCAAGAGCGACCATGAATTTGACTATTATTTATTTAAACGAAGAAGGGAACCAATCGGTTCCAAAATAAAAGGTGATTTAAAATGGCAGTTCACAAAGGTTCAGAAGGCATTGTTAAAATCGGTGCAAATACCATTGCGGAAGTTAAAAGTTATTCAGTTGAGGAGAACGCAGATACCGTTGAAACTACTTCAATGGGCGATTCAGCGCGCACATATCTTCCAAGTCTTACTACATTCAGCGGCACAATTGAATGCCATTGGGATGAAACTGACACAGATGGACAGGGTTCAATGACAGTTGGATCAGAAGTTATATTAAACTTATATCCTGAAGGTGACACAGGTGACGCGAACACTATTTCATATTATAGTGGTTCGGTAATTATCACCAATGTTTCACGCCAAGCAGCAATGGATGACATTGTTGGCGCAACTTATACTTTCCAAGGTACTGGCGCATTGACATTAACCACCGTATAATGATTGGGTAACACTAATCAATATAAGGTTTTAATATGTCAATTTTAGAGAAAGCGAAAGGCCATTATAAAAAGAAAATGTCAGCGGATGCGCGCAAACTGGATGTTCCTGAATGGGGCGAAACGGTTTACGTAAAACCTGGCATTAACTTGCAATCGTTGGGTGAAATCATGCACGCGGCGAATAATGGCAAAGCCGCTGAAGCGATGGCACTGACTTTAATTTATCGTTTGGTCGATATTGAAGGCCGTCCAATATTTAAGAAAGTGGATAAGTCAGAACTTATGCGCCAAGTTGATCCAGATGTTATGGCTCGAATCGTTAATGATATTAATGAAAACGATCCAGAACAAGAGGATGCAGCGGGAAACTAAAAACCGACCCAGATTTGCGTTTTCGCTATTGGTTAGCCGTTCAACTTCACAAAACAGTTGAAGAAATTAATCAAATGGACGTGCGTGAATACATGGGTTGGATTGCTTATTTCGAGGAACAAAAATAATGGCAACCGAATATAATATTCATATTAACGGTAAAGATAAAACCGCGCGTGCTTTTAGTTCCTTGAATAAGCGTATTTCGGGCGCATCGAAAAGCATGGCGAAGATGACCGGCAGACTTGCAAAAGTTGGCGGAGTTGCAGCAGCCGCAGCCGGCGCAGCAGGGATTGCACTGACAAAAGCGTCAATGAAATCACTTGATGCACTAGCCAAAACAGCCGATAAAATCGGGGTAACGACTGAAGCACTGGCAGGGTTACAGCACGCCGGAGAAATCACGGGCGTTTCAACCGAAACCATGAACAAAGCGTTGCAGAAAATGACGGTAAGTATTTCTGAAGCGGCGGACGGTTCAGGCATTGCCAAAGATACAATTGCGGACCTTGGGTTAAATGCGGTCGAATTAAACAAACTTCCACTTGATAAAAAAATGAATGTGCTTGCAAAGGCATTCGGAAACGTAGAAACCCACGCGGACAAAGTGCGCTATGCAACCGAGATATTCGGGGCCAAAGGTGCCGCATTAGTTAACACATTGGCATTGGGTGAAAGCGGATTAAATGCAATGGCAGCAGAGGCCGACCACCTTGGATTGGCCATGTCACGCATTGAAACAGCGCAAGTTGAAGCGGCTAATGATGCGGTTACGCGTGCCGGTGGAGTGTTTGAAGGGTTAGGAAATCAATTTGCGGTAAGTTTTTCACCTATAATCCAGGCAACAGCGGATTCATTCAGGCAAGCGGCGTTGGATAGTGCTGATTTTGGCACCATTGGACAACGTGCGGCCCAGTACCTGGTTGAAGGTTTTGCAAAAGTTCGTGATATTTTCCATACCGTTTATGGATTAATGATTCAAGCATCACTTGCCGTTTCACAAATAAAATTAGCAATCATTGAATTTGGTTCTACTATTGCGCCAGTATTCCAGGAATTGATTGATTTATATAATACATTTGCAAATTCATTTGTCGGAAAAAAGTTAGGCATTGAACCAATTGCAACAAGTGCTGCACAAGCGTTTTCAGATATGGCAGAAAGCGCACAAAACGACATTGATTTACTAGAAAATAAACTTGCTGAATTTGGCGCATCGACCCCACCAAGCGAAGGGATTATGCAATGGTATGATGACCTTCAAGCCAAATCACGAGAAACCGCGCAAGCCGTTGCAGACAATGCACCATCCGCAGTATTGGCAGGGTTAGCAACTGAAGGAACAAATGCCGTTGAAGATGAAAACCAGAAACAGACTGAAGCAGCGCGTTCACTAGCGGAATTTGAGAAGAAAACCGCAGCAGAGAAAACCACGTTTGCACTAGGCCAAGCGACTAAATTGACCGCAGGACTAGCACAGAAAAACAAAGCGGCGTTTATGGCTAATAAGGCGTTTATGATTGCTGAAGCGGTTGTGAATACTTACACAGGCGCAACCAAAGCACTAGCAAGTTACCCGCCACCGTTTAACTATATTGCAGCAGCGGCAACAGTTGCAGCGGGTATGGCTAACGTGTCACAAATCCGGGCGCAATCTTTTGAGGGTGGTGGTTATACTGGAGTTGGTGCGCGTGCCGGTGGTATGGATGGTAAAGGTGGTTATATGGCCATGGTGCATCCGAATGAATCAGTCGTTGACCATACAAAGGGCCAAGGACAATCATCAAGTAAGCCGGTTAATGTGTCATTTAATATCCAGGCAAACGATACAAAAGGATTCGACGAATTGCTAAATTCACGTCGCGGAATGATTGTTTCATTAGTTAACCAGGCAATGAATGACATTGGCCAAAGAGGTGTTGCATAATGTCTTACCCTACCAACCCAAAATTTGCAGCAATCAATTTACAAAGCAAATCGCGAAACGTTACAAGTGAAACCAAAAGCGGACGAATGCAAGTGCGCTCGACAGGTTCACAACAGTGGCAATTTACGGCTCAATATACAACGCTAACACGCAACACATTTATGCCGGTTTATGCGTTTTGTGTATCCCAGGGCGGACAATTAGGCACATTTGAAGTCACACCAACAGAAATCAGCAGTTCACGCGGTAGTATAACGGGAACAATGTTGACTTCAGAAACGGGTGAATTAGACGAAACAGCCTTAAACGTTGATGGTTTTAGTGGTACAATAAAGGCCGGTGATTTTGTTAAATTTAACAATCACACGAAAGTTTATATGGTTACTTCTGATTTGACCGGCAGCGGAATTTTAAACATTACGCCAGGGTTAAGGGAAACGGTACCCGATAACACAATAGTCGTTTATGATAATGTTCCATTCACGATGCGATTGGCGAATGATATTCAAGAATTTGACGTTAATGGAAAGGATTTATTCAATTACGAAGTTGATTTAATAGAAGCACTTTAAGGGGCGATAAATGAGCAGGGGATTGCATCCAGACACGATTTTGGAGTTACAGAAAGACGCCTTTAATATTTGCCATTTAGTTGAATTTCAATTTTCTACGCCGCAATATTTAACCGATTATTCGCACGATATAACACATAGTTCCCAGGTGTACGATTCATCATCGGCTTTATTGGATATTGCATCGCCAAAAGAATCACACGATTTGCGCGTAAATTCAATTAATCTTGAATTATCAGGTGTTAATCAAACTTTCATTTCTTTATTTCTTACGACCAATTGGATCAATAGAAAAGTTAAAATCAGCCGCGCATTAATTAATGATGGTGCCATTGTTGGTGAACCATTTATTGTTTTTGATGGCCAAATGACACAATTTGAAATTGATGAAGATAAAAATTCATCAACTATAATTGTCAGTATTGCGTCGCATTGGGCAGATTTTGAAAAAACAAACGGTCGATTGACAAACGACAATTCACAGCAGTTCCATTTTTCCGGTGACAAGGGAATGGAATATGCGGCAAACAGTATTCGCGATATTAAGTGGGGCCGGAAATAATGGGTTTATTCGACGGAATTAAGAAATTTGTTAAAAACATATTCGGCGCAATTGGTGACGTAATTGGCTATGTTCTTGGGGTTGATACTGGAATTGATGACCAATACAAAGGCCAGTTAGTAAACAAGCAATCAAACACTCAAAAAATCCCGGTTATTTATGGCGAACGCCTGGTTGGTGGAACACGTGTTTTTGTTTCTACTGGTGGCGGTAAGAAAAACCAATATTTATATATTGCGCTTGTATTGTCTGAAGGTGAAGTTGAATCAATTGGTAATGTTTATATTAATGATGTTTTATCAACAGATTCAAAGTTCAGCAATAAAGTTACAATTTACAAATACAAAGGTTCGGACACACAAACGGCAACCACTTTATTTAATGATGCAAATGATCCATGGACTTCAGCGCACCAATTAAAAGGTGTTGCATACCTGGCAATGCGATTTAAATATGACCAGGATGTATTTTCAGGGGTTCCGGAAGTTCGTGCGGTTGTAAAAGGTCGCAAAGTTTATAATCCTGATACTGGAATCACTGAATGGTCAGATAATCCGGCTTTATGTTTACGTGATTATTTAACAAATACTAGATACGGCAAAGGTTTACCAACATCAGCCATTGATGATGCATCATTTATCCAGGCGGCTAGTGATTGCAACACATTTGTTACACCGTACAACGGCGGCACTGATATTCCTTTATTTAAATTTAACGCAATTGTTGATACAGGCGAAACTGTATTTAATAATGTTAAAAAAATATTGGCCTCAATGCGTGGGATTATGCCTTATTCGAACGGTCAATATTCATTATTGATTGATAAGGACCAAAACAGCACATTCACACTTACAGAAAATAATATTTTAAGTGAAATTAAGGTTGTTTCAAGTTCCAAAGAAAACAAATTTAACCAGGTTATCGCTAAATTCCCGAATCCGGCCAAGCGTTGGGAATTGGACACGGTTATTTTCCCGGAAAGTGGTTCAGCAGATGAAACGCAATTTTTAAGCGAAGATAATCAGCAAGTTTTATCCAAGGAAATAACACTTCACAATGTTACAAACGCATATCGTGCCAAAGATTTAGCCCGTATTGCTTGCCTGGCATCGAGAAACCAATCATTAACAGTGAATGTTACATGTACCAGTGAAGCGTTAAACGTTGCAATTGGTGACATTATCACGCTTGAACATGATTCACTAGGTTGGACAGGTGCAGCAACTCAAGAATTCCGAGTGATGGGAATGGTGTTGAGTGAAAATGGTGAAGTTGATTTTACCTTGCAGCAATACGACAGTTCAATTTATCCATGGGTTGAGCAGTCAGAACAAACAGATGGTCCAGAAACAACACTTCCGGATCCATTTACAGCGCAGCCAGTAACAACGCCAACAAGCACAGGGAACGCAGTGGTCCATGATGATGGTACCGTTGCATATTTCTATGATTTAGAATGGGCGGAACCGGATGATGCATTAATTGAATATTACACAATTGACGTAAACAAAGTATCAAACGGCGTCACAACGACAGCAGCCGAAACACTGCAAACTCAAAATTTAAATTATCGTTATATGGTAAGCGATACATCCATTGATTACGGCTTTACGATAAAGGCAGTTAATGGAACAGGTACGCGCAGCGTTGGAGTAACAATTGACCCGATACCGGTTGTTGGTGACACTACGCCACCGGCAGCAATAGCGGCACTAAGCGCATCAGTCACAGCGGGATTGCAAACCATTACATTGTCATGGGCAAACCCAAGTGATGAAGATTTTGACCTGGTACGAATCAAGGTAAATGATACAAATTCAGAACCGGAAGAATATTTTGCATCAGTCAGATCCGACACATTTGTTCATGATATTGGCGAATACAGCACAGAAAAACATTATTGGGCGTCGCCGGTTGATACATCAGGCAATGCCGCAGCCTATACTTATTTAGGTTCAGCAACAACAGGTTCCATTGATTATGCAGATGTAGGCAACACACCAACAATTCCAGAAGTCGCTACAACGGCATATTTAACTTTAGGTGATAACAACGCACCAACAGATGTAGAATTCAACACAGCGGTCGGACGTGACCCGATAGAAAATGATTTTGTCGTCGTTAATAAAGAGTTTGCATTCAATTATAACGGCACAGCATGGGTCGCGGTTACTGAATTTATAGATGGTTCACTATTGGTTAGTGGTTCAATTTCAGCCGATGACATTACGACAGGCACACTAAACGCAAACGATGTGACAATTTCAAACCTTACAGTTTCTTATGACACTCAAGTAACTGGAACGCCTGATTTAAGTGAGTTTATTACAGGCGGAGAAGTAAACGAGAATGTAACTTCAATCAGTGGTGGCGTGATTCAGACAGGTACAGCCGTTACAGTTGGAACTGGTGATGATGTTGCGGTTATATCAGGTGCGGATGATACATACAGAATATGGGCAGGTAACGTAGACCCTGACACATTAATAAACCCTGCAAACTTTAAGGTGCATAAAGACGGCACTTTATACGCAACCAATGCGGTTATCTCAGGCGACATTACAGCCGGTTCAATTAATGCGGATAACATCACGTTCACAGGTACTCTAACGGCTGATAATCTTGCAGGTATACCAAACGTTGAA